TGATCACAACTCACAAACAACAAACTAACAACAACTCCATGACCACAAACATTCAGAAACTCCAACTCCTGGAAATATTCACCGATGAGGAATTGGATGCCATTTATGATGCCATGGCAGACTTTCAGGATCATGGTGAGAATGAGGAAAAAATTGCCATGAGTGTGCAATCCAAATTGACTGCAATCTTTGCAGAAAAGTAAAGAGAAAAAACCAATTGGGGGGCTGGCACAAGCCCGCTTGATCTCTCCCCGAATCCATGGCATTGTGGCCACATACAAACAAACACACACAAATCTGATGACTGAAACTTACAACGGTTGGGCAAATTGGGAGACCTGGAATGTTGCTCTCTGGATTCAGAATGAAGAGGGTTTGTATAAAGAAGCAAAGCGTTGTGCAAACTATCAACAATTGGTCAATTTTTTGTATGATTGTGGTTTCACAGAAACCCCTGATGGTGTTAAGTGGGATGATGCCAATATTGACGGCATTGAAGTTAATGAAATGATGAAAGATCTTTGATTAAACTATTCATTTTTACCAACTGATTAACAACAACATGCAAGAGCTTAAGTTTCTGATTCATGGCGAACATCACCGTTCGAATGGTTGGGTGATGAGCGATTGTCTCTCCTATCTGTCAACAACAGCTGAAGAGGCAATTGCTACATGTAACCGCCTTAATCCACAGTTTCAGATTCACCACGTTGAAATTGAAGACTGAAAGCTTAAAGAAATGCCAGGGGCCAGTTCGCCAACTGGTTTTCCACAACGGTATCAACCGATACAGCAAAAAACGCCAAAGTGTGCAAGCCTAAGATCATGAACAAAACACAAGCAATCGAAACCCTGACCGCCCACTACGGCGGCGCCTATGTCGGAACCTTTGTGGTTCCCGCTGTCTCTCCTACCCTTGTGGAGTCCATCCAATGGGAGGGTGACGAGGGAAAGACCTTCCACAAGTGGGAGTGCGATCCCAACCCTGTCATGGTTGAGGATTCTCAACTGATCGCACTGGCGAAGCACTACGTGTGACGGTCGGGCTACCGGCCCACTTCACCACTGATCTGCCCCATGGGGGCCCTATACTGGCCACATCCAAACGAATCCGTTTCATGCTCTTTTCTTCGTTCGCCGTTCAGCCCACCGCTTGGCAGTCCTTTGACGAGCACGCTTGCCAGTGGGCTACAGACATCCACCACGCCTACCGCTTAGGTCAGGCATGGGATGAGCCCTGCATGATCTGGGCTGTGCCCCATAACGGCAACGCCTACCGTTGGTGCCGCTGTGATGAAAATACCAACGCCATCGCTGATACGGTGTTCGGCCGCTGAACCGGCCACCATCCCCTTGAAACCGACCCTCCAGGCCCTACAATAGCCACATGATCAAAAAACACAACGGAGCATTCCTGCTCAACGATACCGCTGCTGCCAACCCCGCCATTCAGATGGCGTTGGCATCCTACATGCAGCAGACCAAGCGGGATGCCGCCCGCTGCCAAGCGATTCGTGAGGGTCGCATCTCCAACGATGGACAGTCGGGGAGCTGGAACATCAGCGATCGTCACTGATCACCCCAGGCCCTACAATGGCCACAAGCGGATCAAACCGCACCCCTTCAAATCTTTCTCTTCTCTTTCTCATGCGTAAAATCGAAATCCAAATGAACAAAGCTATCACCGATGGCATCGATTGGACTTCAGATAACACTTCAGTGTTCACCACTGGTGATCTTTCCAGTGTCTATCTGCATGGTAATCTGATCGCTGAGATTGATAGCAACGGCATCAAGCTTTATGATGGTGACCATCAGACTGCTACCACTAAGTCTCGCCTGAATGCTATTCTTTCTGAGCACGGAATCTCTGGAGAGTGTGTGTTTCAGAAGAATTTTGAGTGGTTCATTCGTCTCTACAATGGCACTGAATTCTTCACCACTGAGTTTCGTTCTGGAATGCGGCTTGGTGCTCTCACCACTGCAGATCTTCTGGTCTGATTCTCACTCACTCTTTCTTTCTTAATTAACAACAACTAATGGCTATTTTCTCCGTCTGCTCTGACATCAAAACCAAAGAAATTCGTCTGGTTGAGCGTAACAGTCAGACCGATATTCAGCCTGCCCTGGGGCAACGCTACCCAGGCACAGCTGCATTCTTTGCTGGTGTCTATGCCGAGAAATATCACCAGGAAGCAATCGATAAGCTTCCCTCCTTTGAGTGATAATTAACCCACCAAACAGTTTCATTATGAAATTTGACAAGATGGTTGCTGAGATGATGACAGCAGCAGAATTCAGCTTGATCAGGGAGAAGAAACATCGCGTTTGGAAGCATCACACAGGAGCTGTAATTACGACCTCTAAGACAGTCTCAGATCACAGGGCTTTGAAGAACATTCAGCGGGACATTCGCAGGGCATTACAGACAGTCTGAGACACAGCCTAAGCATCATCAACCACACACAAGCTGCACCGTTAATTGACAGTTATTAGCGGCGCGGTTTGTGTTACTTAGCGCGGCGATGGGCCCCCCGTGTTTAAAACGGGAAGGATCCCCCAATCTATAAAGTGTTACCCAAGAGGGCTTTATGTTTCATCGAATACTTTTTCAAAAACCCCCACCCCATATATAATTCCAAGAGAATAAACATCGAGATGAAAAAAAATTCTGGGCCAATAAAATTAACCGTAGAGGTCGATCCAGTGACTCATGAGTATATGATATTACTTCCAGAGTATCTTGTAAATGATATGGGATGGTACGATGGGACGTGCCTCTCAGCGTCTCTAGATGGCAATGATCTTGTCATCGAAACGTGTGAGACGATAGATTGACAGCCACTATATAATACGTTAGAATAACTGAGTTCATCATTCCAACTATGGCGAAAGGATTTACAATTAAAGCGAAACCACCCGCAGCGAAAACAACAACCGAAGAGTGGGATTATGAGAAAGCCCGTGAGATGGTAAGGGGGAAGACGATTGTCTTCTGTCTACCAGGAAGGGGAGTATCATATACGTATCTTAAGAATTTTGTACAACTGTGTTTTGATCTGGTACAGGCAGGGGCCGCGATTCAGATTTCACAGGACTACAGCAGCATGGTAAACTTTGCTCGTTGTAAGTGTCTCGGAGCAAATGTTCTGAGGGGTCCCGATCAGATTCCCTGGGATGGTAAACTGAAGTACGATTATCAGTTATGGATTGATAGTGATATTGTGTTCAATACCGAGAAGTTCTATCAGTTAGTACTGATGGATCAGGACATTGCATCTGGATGGTACTGTACCGAGGATGGTCGGACAACCTCTGTGGCACACTGGCTAGAGGAGGATGACTTTGCGAAGAACGGTGGAGTCATGAATCATGAGACACTGGAGACGATGAAGAATCGTCGCAAACCATTCACGGTTGATTATGCAGGCTTCGGATGGATCCTCATCAAGCACGGAGTCTTTGAGAATAAGGAGATGAAGTATCCATGGTTTGCACCGAAGATGCAAGTCTTTGAGAGTGGTGATGTACAAGATATGTGTGGAGAGGATGTTTCCTTCTGTCTGGATGCAAAGGAAGCAGGATATGAGATTTGGTGTGATCCCCGCATCAGGGTCGGTCACGAAAAGACTCGTGTTATCTGAGGTACATGCAAATGGCTAAGAAAAAGAATCACTACTATAATATCTACCGTGGGCAACAACTTGTCCACGAAGAACTCACCGAAGAAGAGTTCATGGATCAAATGGAATGGTACGCTCATGAGTACTATATGACTCAGGATCCCACATTGAATCCTGGAAACTTCCGTCACGAAATGAAACAACTACTAGAGGAGTGAATTAATTATGGCAGTACGTGCAAAAGTCGGCCTAAACAAGACTAATTTCCAACCTGGCAAACCCAAAAAAACTCGTCAGGGATGTTCTCAGAACACAAAATATGCGGCGTCGTCCCGTAACTCGGCTCGTAAGCCTTATCGTGGTCAGGGTCGCTGAAGAAATGATTATGGAACCCAAAGAAGAATGGAACCAAATACATCCACAAGATCTTTGGGTTTATAACAAACTCATTTTAAATCAACGTCTAAGGCATCTCTGTGGACCTACAGGGGTGCCTGTTCCATTTTCTGGGGATTATATCGTTCGACCCAGTATGAACCTTCTAGGGATGGGCCGCTTTTCTCGCATAGAGACTATAAAAGATTCGACAGATCACTTCCATCCTGCAGAATTTTGGTGTGAGATCTTTCATGGCCCACATATGAGTGTGGATTATCAATATAAAGAATCAAAATTAGTCATTCTTGGTGAAAGAGATGCATCGGATCCTCTTTACAAGTGGAAAAAATGGACTAAAATTGACAAAAAAGTAAAATTTCCTTCAATTTTGAATAATTTGGTCGGTGCATATGAGTGGATTAATTGTGAATTCATTGGCGATCATCTAATTGAGGTACATTTTCGTCAAAATCCAGATTTTAGATACGGAAATTCGGTAGCAATACCCGTCTGGAAAGGTGAAAATATAAAAAAAAGAGAAAATTTAGTATTTGTTGAGGATCCAGATTATTTGAGAGAGGGATTTTATCTGGATACCCTATAAATACATAAAGTTCATGGTCGATTAATGGCAGTCAAGAGAGTTTCAAGGGCATTTAAGGACATTTCCTTGTCCTTTGAGCCTCATCCTGTCACAAAAGACCTACCAATTTTAAAAAATGAGAGAGCAATTCAGAGGGCTGTTCGTAATTTAGTTGAAACACACTTTAATGAGAGATTTTTTAATCCAGAATTAGGTTCACCCGTAGGAGATTTGCTTTTTGAGTTCGTAGATTATGGTGCTTCGGGTCAAATTCAGGAGCAAATAAGATCAGTAATCGAACAATTTGAACCTAGAGTAGATAATGTAGAGGTGGCTGTAAGACCAATGCCAGATTTGAATGAATTTGAGTGTGTTATTGCATATGATATTATCGGATTACCAGCTCCCACACAAGAATTCACGTTCATCTTAGAGGCAACAAGATAATGCCATTCACAAAATATACAAATTTAGACTTTGAACAGATCAAGGATCAAATTAAAGACTATTTGAGAGCAAATTCAGACTTTACTGACTTTGATTTTGAAGGATCCAACTTTTCTGTTCTAATTGATACCTTAGCTTATAATACATATATCACTGCCTTCAATGCAAACATGGCAGTGAACGAATCTTTCATAGATTCCGCAACTTTAAGAGAAAATGTTGTCTCACTTGCGCGTAATATTGGATATGTTCCGCGTTCAAGGACAGCATCTAAAGCAAAAATATCGTTTCAGGTAAAATTTAACGGAGAAAGTCCAACGGTTACGCTTAAAGCTGGACTAGTTTGCGTCGGAACCACAAAAAATAGTAGTTTTGTATTTTCCATACCCGAAGATATTACAACTACATCACCTCTTGATGATCCTACTGATGGACTAATTGGAGATAGGACGGCCACATTCACTAATATTGACATTTATCAGGGATCTTATGCAACCAAGAAGTTTAATGTCGATACTTCACTAGATCAGAGATTTATTATTAACAATTCTTTCGTAGATACCGCGACATTAATTGTAAGAGTGAAAGGCCCAGGAGATCCAACTGCTGGAAAGCAATATGTGAAAGCTGATGGTATTGTAAATGTAAAAGCAGGTTCTGAGATCTATTTTGTTCAAGAAGTTAAGGATGAAAAATACGAACTTTTGTTTGGAGACGGCATTCTTGGTAAAAAACTAGAAACTGGTAGTCAAATTGTTGCATCATATATTATTACCGATGGTATTGAAGGAAATGATGTAACCAATTTCAGTTTTTCTGGTGTATTGAGAGGTTCTTCGGATCAAAATATTTCACCACTTGGAAGTATTACCGTAAGTACCACTTCTAAGGCACAGGGAGGGACCGAGATAGAGTCATTACAGTCTGTCAAGTACTTTGCACCCAAAACATATTCATCGCAGTACAGAGCGGTTACGGCTAGTGATTATGAGTCTATTGTAAAACTCATTTATCCTGATGCTGAATCTGTATCAGTCGTTGGTGGTGAAGAATTAAATCCACCAAAGTTTGGTGAGGTTCAAATTAGTATTAAACCAAAGAATGATTATTTTATATCGGATTTTAACAAGCAAAGTATTTTGAATAGACTTAAGAACTATTCTTTGGCTGGAATAAAACAGAGTATTGTGGATATTGAGGTCCTTTCTATTGAACTTGATTGTTTTGTTTATTATAATAGCAGTAAAGTCACTAGTGTTAATGATTTGAAGTCAAGTGTTTCCTCAACATTGGGAACATTTTCGGAATCAGAGGATTTGAATAACTTTGGTGGAAGATTTAAGTATAGTAAACTATTAAAGATCGTTGATGATACCAGTCCTGCAATCACTTCAAATATTACAAAGGTCAAAATTAGAAGGGATATGAAATCCCAATTGAATCAACCAGCACAATATGAATTGTGTTTTGGAAATAAATTCCACGTTGTTAGCACTGGAAGAAATATCAAATCAACTGGATTTTTTATCAGTGGAGTTTCTCAAAGACTTTATATGACTGATACTCCAAATGATGATATGAAGACTGGTATTATATCATTCATTCAAATTGATACAAATGGAAAACCATCCACTGCTGTTCAAAATGCAGGGATCGTTGATTATCAGAATGGAGAAATTAGACTCTTTACAACTAATATCATATCTACAGATTTGCCATCTGGAATTGTTGAGGTCCAAGCCTTCCCAGAGAGTAATGATGTTATAGGGTTAACAAACTTATTTGTTGAACTATCTGTTTCAAAAAGCACCATAAATATGGTGAAGGACACTATTAGTTCTGGTGAGCAGGTTTCGGGAATCGGATTCCCAGTCACTTCAAGTTATTCAAACGGAAATCTAACTAGGTAAAATGATAGAGCCAGGAATTGATAAGCGCGTAAAAGTAAGTGAAATTATTCAAGGGCAATTGCCATCTTATGTGGCAATTGAAAATCCCAAATCAATAGATTTTTTAAAGCAATACTATCTTTCTCAAGATTCTCAGGGTTTATCTGCAGATATTATTGATAATTTAGATCAATATCTAAAGTTTGATAATTTAACACCAGAAGTTATTAGTGGAACAACCACTCTAACTGCTAATGTAACTGAAGATGATTCGGTATTTTACGTAGAGTCAACAAAGGGTTATCCAAATAAGAATGGACTCTTTAAAGTTGGCAATGAAATTGTTTATTATACTCAAATTACAGCAAATTCATTTACTGGATGTGTTCGTGGATTTAGTGGTATAAGTGACTATTCTTCTGGGGAAGTTGTATTTGAGAAGACCTCAGCCGAATCACATACTTCTGGAGATACTGTAACAAATCTAAGTGCTCTTTTCCTCAAAGAATTTTTTAGAAACTTAAAGGTAATTTTTGCTCCTGGATTTGAGGATGAGAGTTTTAGTTCAGATTTGAACGTAAACAACTTCATCAAAAATTTAAGATCATTCTACCAATCTAAAGGCACTGAAGGTTCCTTTAACATTTTAATGTCATGCTTATTTGGTGAGAATGCATCGATTACGAATAATACCAATTCTCTATTTTCTTCTTCAGAATCAGAATTCAGAAGAAGACTATTTTTAGTAGCCGAAAAAATATCTGGAGGAGACCCTCTTTTACTATCTGGTCAAACTTTATATCAGGACTCAAACTCAAATAATTCAAATATAAATGGAGCATCTGCTCCCATTTCAGAGGTAGAATATAATAGTAGAGATGGTAAAGACTATTACAACATTTATCTATTTCAGAAGTATGTTGATCCCTCACCTGGATTTGAAGGTACATTTTCAATCACACCAGAAACAAAATGTATTGGTGGAGCTTCAATAGGATCAAACGTACTCACCGTTGACACAACAATTGGATTTCCAAAAAGCGGATTATTAGTTGTTGGAAATAATACAATCACATATACGGATAAAACAGTCAATCAATTTTTAAATTGTTCTGGTATTGTTCAAACTATTCAAACAAATGATAGTGTAAGAACAAATGACATCATTTATGGATATACGAGAGGTACAAATGAAAAGGTTGAACTTCGTTTAACTGGAACCATTTCAAAATTTCAAGAAATTGAAGGGAAAGAAATTACTAATACTGAAATTAATGATGTTTTTAGAGTCAAGTCAGTCGGTAGAAAAATTAAAAATCCCAGCGGTAATAAAACTGTAAGTCAAATTACATTCAACTCCTGGAAATATAATACATCATCTAGAATTCGAATTATCAGTTTTTCTGGATCTGTTTTTGTTCTTGGTACTAATATTGATAAAGCATACCTTCGTAATAATGATACTGTAGAAGTCCTATTTAGAGGTAGTGATAATATAGCAGTAAACGAAGCCACCGTAACAATTACTGGTGATAATGAAGTTGTATTATCTGGTACTGGAATTAGCAATCTTATTCCAAATGCCAATTATGACATTAGAAGAAAACTAAAGAAATCTAGTAGTTCTGGAATTGAACTTCAATATGGAAATGATACTATTAATGCAAATATTCTAAATACCTATCTTTCCAAAGATAGTAATGAGATCTTTGTAGCCTCAAACTCTTTACCAGATTATGAGATTGATATTGAGACTATTTCTAGATCAATAAACGAAGCATCTACTGGATCTGGATCTATTCAGGATCAGAATGCAGATGGTACATATAACATTATTTCTTTTGCTGGAAATGTTCCATTCATAACTGGTGATGAGATTGTATATACTGCTGGAACTGCAGTAACACCTATTGAAGGACTAGAATTTGGTAGAAATTATTTTATAGAGGTTCTATCACCAAGTAATAAAATTAAATTATATGTTGCAAGATCATTTATTGAGGCAAGTCAAAATATTAAAATTGATGAGCCATCTGATGGCGATACTGGAAGTCATCAGTTTATCTTAGCATCTCAATATAATAAAAAGATTAATCCACAAAAACTACTCAAAAAATTTAATCTAGTAAGATCTTTTGATACTGGTAGTGAAATTAAAACAATTCCTGGCCCAACTGGAATGTTAATTAATGGTGTAGAAATCATTAACTATAAAGTTGATGATAAAATTTATTATGGACCACTACAAGAAATCACACTATTCAATGGTGGTAGTGGATATGATGTTGTTAACCCACCAAAAGTCAATATCACTAGCCCAAGTTTAGTTGGAGCAACAAATGCACAAGCCAATGTTGCCATTGTTGGTTCTTTGCAAGATATTTTAATTAACCCTCAAGACTTTAATATCAATGGTGTTAGTGACATTTCAATTGTTGGTGGAAATGGATCTGGAGCTGAAGTTGAACCAATCTTAATTGATTATTTTAGAGAGGTTGACTTTAGTGGAAAATATGCAAGTGATGGTGGGGGTGTTTCTGTATATCAAGACTCTATTCGATCAATAAACAATCACAATTTTAAAAATGGCGAAGCAATAATTTATGATCCAAATGGAAACCCATCAATTCCAATCACTGGATTTGGGCAAACCAATTTAACTGGAAATTTCCTGGAAACTGGCGGGGTTTATTATGCGGAAATCATAGATTCAGTTAGTTTTAGATTATATGATACAATATCAGATTTTAATAGTGGTATTAATACTGTAGGATTTAGTACTGGATCTATTTCTGGTGGTAAACATATTTTTAGATTGCAAGATTCCACGAAGAAACTGACAGGTGTTAATGTACTTAATTCTGGTTCTGGATATTCAAATAGAGAAGTGGCTATTAAAACCACTGGTATTTCAACGATCACAAATTCCCTTAGATTCGAATCTCATGGATATAACACTGGAGAAATTGTTACATATTCAACAACTGGGGATGAAATTGTTGGGTTGAGTACTGCAAATCAATATTATGTAATTAAAGTAGATGATGATAATTTTAGACTATCAGACGCTGGAATTGGTGGAACAAATACCACTAATTTTGATCGTGGATTAGTTAAAAAAATATCTGGAATTGGAACTGGGCTACATATTTTTAATTATCAACCAATTGAAGTAAATATAAATGTTTCAATTGCAAATACGGTTGGTGTCATAACGGCAACTCCAATTGTAAAAGGTGAAGTGGTAGATATTTTAGTATATGAAAAGGGTACGGATTATGGTTCAGATATTTTAAACTTTGAGAAAAAACCTGGAATCACCATATTGAATGGAACTGGGGTTGAGTTTATACCACTAATTATTGATGGAAAAATCATTGATATTACAGTTGCACAAGTTGGACAAAATTACTTCTCTCCACCAGACGTAATAATTACAAGTGGATCTGGATTTGGAGCAAAGGCAAGAGCAGTTATTGACGAAACTGGTAAAGTTATCGATGTAATTGTATTAAACCCTGGAACAAATTATGACCCATCGGACACTTTTGTAATTGGTCAATCAAGGGGTTCAGAAGCTACATTTAACGTTAAAGTTAGAAGTCTATCATTAAATAATAGAACAAGATTCTCTGAATATAATGGAGAGACTGTTTTTGATCGTGGAGAAAATCAACTAGAATATGGTATAGTTGGGTATAATGAAAACTTAAAAACAAGTTTTGAAGATATTAATGTAAATGCACACTCACCTCTAATTGGTTATGCATATGATGGAAATCCAATTTATGGTGCATATGCATATACTGATCCAGAAGATTCAAGATCTACAATCAAGCAAATAGAATCTGGATACGAATTAGATGTAAGTAATATTGAAAATAGGCCTTCTGGATTCCCATCTGGAACTTTTGTTGATGACTATGTATTCAAAGGATCTGGTGATTTAGATGTACATAATGGAAGATTTTCAAAAACACCTGAATATCCCAATGGAGTTTATGCTTATTATGCCACTATTGAAAATGATCCCCTGACTGGCAATATTATATCAAGTTTCCCATATTTTATCGGAAACACTTATAGATCAACATTATTAGAAGAAAATATTATAGGATCTTCTGTAGAAATTAATCAGGATTATGAATTTAACGCAGATGGATTAATTAGAAATACATTCCCATATAATGTAACTGAAGAGAATGCAGGATATGATTTCTTTACAGAACCATACAAAGACGAACTACAGAGAATTCTAGTAAAATCCAAAAAAGATGGTGGTGTTGAGACAATATCAATTATTGACCCTGGAACAAATTATAAAGTTGGTGATAATATAATATTTGACAATGAGGGAACTGGTGGAGGAGGAGCCTCTGCCGAGGTTCTTGAGTTAACTGGAAATCAAGTTGAAAGTATTACCGAAGAAATACTTTCTTATGAAAATTTTACTTTCGAGCGTCTTAATGGAAATCAAATTGTTGGATATATCTCAACATATCATGATTTAGAAGCTGGAAATATTGTTAAAATAAGTGGTCTATCAACATTTATTTCTGGCCTAAGTGGAGATAAAGTTATTGGTGTTGCTGCTGATAATTTTACAATGTTATCTGAGATGCCTCCAGAAGCAGTGGGTGGTATGGTTACTGATATTCCAATAACTCCACTACCAGAGTATCTTAGACCAAATACTGATATTCAGATCAGTGATGAAACACTGACCGTTCTAAATGTATTTAAATCTAAAAATATTTTTGATAATTTTAGGGGAATTGTAAGGGCAGTAAGAGGAATAGCCGGCAGTGCTCATACTGTTGCAGTTGCAATCACATCAAAAGCAAATAACATAATTATCGATTTCCCTGGAGATAATTTTGATTCTAAAGTTGATGATGTATATTATTTTAATCCAACAGAGGTTATTGGTTTTGGTACAGAAGTTGGCGTCTCTACCGTAAGAGATTATGATATCCTTGGTGTAACAACAAATAGGAGCATATTAACACAATCAATATACATTGAGGATCACAAACTAAGAAATAACCAACTAATCAAGTTTGTAAAGACATCTTCTGGCAATCCAGTGGCTGTTGCGACTGTAAGTGCTGGTTCAACATTTAATCTACCAGAGTCTGGAAATAGTCAAACTTTATACGTTGTCAACAAAAGCAAAAATTTAATTGGTCTTAAGACAACTTTGGACTCTGATCAGTTATTCTTTAGCAATTCTGATAGTGATAGTTACGAATATTACATAGAAACTATCAACAATAAAATTACAGCAAATATTGATAGATTGTCATCTAGAGTTTCCACAGCATCTTCACATGGATTGGTTGTTGGTGATAGAGTTAATATTTCAGTAAAACCAAACCTATCTGTAGGAATTGGAACCTCAACATCAATAAAAGTTCTCTTTGAAGAATTCACACAAAATCTTGTAGTGAATCCAATTGGATTTACCTCTTCATCAGTTGGACTGTCTAGTTCTAAAATTTTAGTTGATGGCCATGGTTTTATTACTGGAGATTTAGTTTTCTATAATGCAGATGAACTTCCAGGTGGTATAGAGACTGGCAAATATTTTGTGTATTCAGGCGATCCAGACAGTTTTTCCCTGGCAGAAACTATTAGTGATATCACAGGAAATGAATTAAACTTATTGAACTTCACATCAATTGGTGGAACCAATCATACTATATCAAAAGTAAATCCAGAAATTCCAGTTATTAAAAATAATGATTTAATATTTGATCTATCAGATTCTTCACTGTCTGGATATGATTTTAAAGTTTATTATGATCAAACTTTTAGAAATAGAATTGTTGGAAGTGGTCAATCTAGTATTTTTGAAATTGAAAAAGAAGGTACT